TTACCGATACTGCTGACCCAGCCACGGAACACATCCACCGTGCCATTTGGGAAACGGATTTTATAGGCCCGCACATCCCCGCTTTCAAACCAGCCTATAAGCCATTTCTGACCTTCTTCTCCCGGTTTCCAGGCCAGCGTAAAACTGGTATCTCCTGCAGACTTCTGCCCCTGCCCGGTCGCGGTCCAGTCCGCGTCTTCATCATCCAGGTAGTTATCATCGTAGGGTTCTGCCGTCATCTCGCCCGGCGTCAGATCCTTCACCTTAGCCAGTCGCTGCCAGTCATCGTCTGACAACGGGTTTGCATAAGCATCACCCTTGCCGTTGTAAACCCACAGAGTGGTACCGGCACCTTTTACCGGCTCAAGGGGATTTGGTGTTGCCATATCGTCCTCACATCTCGTATGTAATGGAATAAGTCAGATCTGCAGAACTCCATAACGCCATATCGTCATCACGACGATACTCATAGCCCTGCGTAACCATCGTGGTAATCAGTCCTGCCAGTGCCGGGATATCGCTCATCACCGGATAAATCCGGGACTCCATCCACGCATCCAGCTCTGAATCCGGCACCTGAGCAGGCAGGAAAACTTCAATATGCAGCTCCGCCTGCCAGGTATCGCTGTCCAGCTCTTCGCCCGTGTATTCAGCGCCGGTGAGATAAACGGCAACTGCCGGAAAATCCGCCTCATCAAAAACAGCGGGGCGACCATCAAAAAGCGTCGCCCCGGTGTCATGCTTCTCCAGTGCATCCAGTACGGCTGCACGGAGTTCAGTATGTTTCATCGCTTTATTACCATTCTCAGTTGATGCTGCAGCGCATAGCCCAGCTCTTTCGGAAGACGTTCACGCCGTATCCGTTCAATATTCTGTTTAAACGCCGTGGTAAGCGGCACCGCCATCGGGATTTTCACCACATCAATGGGGTAACGGTTTTTCCCGGCCACACGCTGCATGACATGCCACCGCCCATTTTTCAGTTGCTGAATAAACGCGCCGGGAATACGACGGTTACCCACCACAAGCACGCTGCCGCCACCTTTCAGGGATGAACGCTGCCCCTTTTTACGACGCCTGCGTCGGGACAGGACAACCCGCGCATTCCCCAGCTTGATTACGGGCAAATCCCCCCGGTTAACCCTGATTCTGGCCTGCGGATTTTTAACCGTGGCCCTTTTCAGCCTGGCCCTTTCCTTTACCAGTTTCCGGCGTACCTTTGTCTCACGGGCAACCTGTGACGCAGACTGCGATATCGCGGATGAAGCAACGCGGTTAATGGCCATTGCTGACGCACCGGGCACCGCCGTTTTGCTGATACGGCTGAGGTTTTCAACGGCCTGCTCAAGACCTTTTATGGCCATACATCCCCCTTTCAGCGGCGACGGTTAACGGCAGGCGGCACGCCACGCCCAAGCCAGAGATGACAGCTTCCGCCATCATCCGGCGAAATCCGGTCTATCCAGAAGTTTTCCTCACCGATGGTCAGCGTGTCTCCACGCCGCAGTTGCCGCACATCATCAGTCCGGACAAACAGGGACGGGCTGGAGCCTTCAACGCGCACGCCCTGTCCGGCATAGCTGATATTTTCAGGGTCATCAAAAACACCACGTATTACTGCGCCGGACTGCTCACCGGATGTCATGGTGGCTGACGTTCCCATGTACCCGCGTATCGTTTCATCGGCGCGGGCAATGGCAGCATCGAACAGGTTATCGAAATCAGCCACAGCGCCTCCCGTTATTGCATTCTGGCCAGGCCACGTTCTGTCATTTCGGCTGCCACACCGGCAGAGACACGGAACGCCGTTCCCGGCAGCACAAATGCCACAGGTTCATCCCGCGTGGCGTGAAGTGCATCGGTATGCAGCGTCACCAGTGCCACAACCGTGACCAGAGCAGCCGTATCAGTCACGGTATCCGTCTGTGCTGATACCACCTCATTTTCATGTCCGGTCAGCGCATTTTCCGGGCTGACAGACGTGTCCTGACCGGCTGCGTCATCCGTGTCATCAAGCTCCTCTTCCAGCTCTGCCACACGGAGCGCCAGTTCTTCTTTCGTCCCCGTCAGGCTGACATCACGGTTCAGTTGTTCACCCAGCGAGCGGAGACGGGCAATCAGTTCATCTTTCGTCATGGACTCATCCACAGAGAAACAATGGCCCCGAAGGGCCATAATTACGCCAGTTGTACGGACACGAACTCATCAGGGTCAGCCAGCAGCATCAGCGGTGCTGACTGAATCATGGTGAACTCTCGCGCCGGATCGCCGGTAGTCACCCAGTTTTTCGGGTAACGGGCAGAGGCGTTAATGCCTTCGCGCTGTGCGTCCGCATCCTGAATACAGCCATAGGTACGCAGACCGCGTGCCTGAGTGTTCCCCAGCACCATCGTGTTGTCCGGCAGGAAGTTCTTTTTGACGCCGTTTTCCACGTACTGTCCGGAATACACGACGATGGCCACATCGCCATACATTCCCTTATAAGACACCGCTTTGCCCAGGTCTTTTACCGCTGTCTCCAGCTCGGAATGAGAGCCGCGACGGGTATCCAGCTTATCCCTGACGGCTTTGAAGGAACGGAACAGCGCCCATCCTTTCGGATCAAACACGATGATATTCACCACGCCGCTGGCGTTCAGCGCGTAGGCTTCGATATCGTCGGTCGGGTCATACGTGGACTTGTCACGCTTGCTCCACTCCGTGCCACCGGACTGTGTGATGTTGTTTGCCGCACTGCGGCCCATATCCACCTCAACCGGATCAAAGGCTTCACCGGTCATGGTGTATTTGCCCTTAAGCACGGCAGAAACTGCCTGCATCTCTTCGACCTGGGCAATGGCCAGCTCTTCGTCACGCATGTTCTGCATGATGATGCGACGGCGGCGGTAAGCCGGGTCCGCCAGATTCTGCGGATCTTCATCCGGCAGGCGACGCAGGGTCATCTGCGGATTCACCTCATGCTTCGGCTTGACATATCCCGGCGTAAATTCAGAGGTGGAGCCGCCACGGGAACGGATAACCTCACCGGAAACAATCGGCGAAACGTACAGCGCCATGTTTACCAGTCCCGGAATTTGTGAGAGATAGACTTTCTCCGTGGTGAAGGGATAGCTCTCACGGAAAAAGAGACGCAGAAACAGCGGATCAAACTTAAATTTCTGCTCATTTGCCGCCAGCAGTTGGGCGGTTGTGTACATCGACATAAAAAAATCCCGTAAAAAAAGCCGCACAGGCGGCCTTTAGTGATGAAGGGTCAGGTTAAACGATGCTGATTGCCGTTCCGGCAAACGCGGTCCGTTTTTTCGTCTCGTCGCTGGCAGCCTCCGGCCAGAGCACATCCTCATAACGGAACGTGCCGGACTTGTAGAACGTCAGCGTGGTGCTGGTCTGGTCAGCAGCAACCGCAAGAATGCCAACGGCAGCACCGTCGGTGGTGCCATCCCACGCAACCAGCTTACGGCTGGAGGTGTCCAGCATCAGCGGGGTCATTGCAGGCGCTTTCGCACTCAATCCGCCGGGCGCGGTTGCGGTATGAGCCGGGTCACTGTTGCCCAGCGGCTGGTAATGGGTAAAGGTTTCTTTGCTCGTCATAAACATCCCTTACACTGGTGTGTTCAGCAAATCGTTAACGGCATCAGATGCCGGGTTACCTGCAGCCAGCGGTGCCGGTGCCCCCTGCATCAGACGATCCAGCGCAGTGTCACTGCGCGCCTGTGCACTCTGTGGTGCTGCGGCCAGAATGCGGCGGGCCGTTTCCACGGTCATACCGGGGGTTTCTGCCAGCACGCGTGCCTGTTCTTCGCGTCCGTGAGCCTCCTCACAGTTGAGGATCCCCATAATGCGGCTGTTTTCTGCCGCAACCGCTGCGGTGATCTGCGCGTTCACGTCCGGCTGCGCCGCGCTGGCGTTTTCGCCCTCCGTCGCTGGCACCACGTCAGTAACGTCAGCCTGCGAAGCAGTGGCTGAAACAGTTGTTGATTGAGTCTCTTTGGTCATTCGCCCTCCTGAGAGACGGGATTTACGTGCATCCAGTGCATCACGCATAACGGTGATCGCATCGGTGCTGTTGACAAGTTCATCAGCCAGTCCGGCATCAATGGCCTCCTGACCGCTGTACACTGCAGCCTCGGTATCCAGCACAGCCTGCACGGACAGGCCGGTATATGCCGACACCTTCTGCGCAAACATCCGGCGGGTTGCATCCATCCGGGACTGCAGTGTTTCCCGGACATCACCCGGTAGATGGCTGTAGGGGTTGCCATCCACCTTATGGCTGCCGCTGTAAATCAGCGTGATTTCCACGCCCTGTTTCTCCAGCGCAGCACCGTAATTACTGTGAGCCATCATGACGCCGATGGAGCCTGTCCGGGCGGTCTGCGTGACCAGACGCCGGGAGGCGGCGCTGGCAAGCAGCTGACCTGCACTGCAGTTCATGTCGTTGGCCAGCGCCCATACCGGTTTTATGTCTCGCACACGGGCGATGATGTCAGCACAGTCAAATGCTCCCGCCACCATCCCGCCCGGTGTGTCCATATCCAGCAGAATGCCGTCCACCATCGGATCGCTGGCAGCCTGTTGCAGACGGGCGATAATGCCGTTGTAACCGGTCATTCCCGAATACGGCTGCAGCGCCCGCGTCCGGCTGACCAGCGTACCGGACACCGGCAGCACGGCGATGCCGTTCATGACCTGATAACTGCGGGCCTGTCGTGGTCCGTCATCATCACCGGATAACGCCAGCGCCGTGGGTGCCTCTCCGGCAGTCAGGCTGTCGCCGGACACCGCATCCGTCAGGCGGCTGATCCCAAGCTGGCCTGCAAGCGCACAAAAGAAAACCCGCGCATAGGCGGGTTCAAGCATCAGCGGCTCATTAAAAGCCATGCTGGCAATATGCGGGAGATTACGCAGCTCTGCTGTCACTCTTCTCCTCCTCTGTTGATTGTCGCAGCCCGGATTCAAATGCCGCAGCCGCCCAGGCGGGCGGTTTAAGACCAGCTGCGCGGCGCTCCATCGTTTCACGGACCTGCTGGGCAAAAATTTCCTGATAGTCGTCACCGCGTTTCGCGCACTCTTTCTCGTAGGTGCTCAGTCCGGCTTCTATCAGCATCACCGCTTCCTGAACTTCTTTCAGACCATCGATGGCCATACGACCGGAGCCTATCCAGTCGCAGTTCCCCCAGGCACTGCGGGCTTCCTGAAAGCTGAAGCGCGCTTTTGAAGGTAACGTCACCACGCGGCGAACGATGGCCTCTTCCAGCCAGCACAGAAACATCTGGCTCGCCTGACGGGATGCGACGAATTTTCGCCGCCCCATAAAGTACGCCCACGACTCGTTCGCACTGGCCCGTGCCGTGGAGTAGCTCATCTGGGCGTAATTCCGGGAAAGCTGCTCATACGAGACACCCAGCCCGGCAGCGATATACCGCAGCAGTGACTGCTCAAACACGGAGTAGCCGTTATCCGTGTCCTGAGCCGTCTGCAGGTTCAGTGAGTCCCCCGGCATCAGGTGCGGCACTTTTGCGCCTCCCAGACGGACCGGTGCTGCGGAGTAATACGCGGCAATTTCACCAATCCAGCCGGTCAGCCTTTCCCGCTGCTCCTGACTGTTCGCGCCCAGAATAAAATCCATCGCTGACTGCGTATCCAGCTCACTCTCAATGGTGGCGGCATACATCGCCTTCACAATGGCGCTCTGCAGCTGCGTGTTCTGCAGCGTGTCGAGCATCTTCATCTGCTCCATCACGCTGTAAAACACATTTGCACCGCGGGTCTGCCCGTCCTCCACGGGTTCAAAGACGTGAATGAACGAAGCACGACCGCCGGGTAACTCGCGGGGTATCCATGTCCATTTCTGCGGCATCCAGCCAGGATACCCGTCCTCGCTGACGTAATATCCCAGCGCCGCACCGCTGTCATTAATCTGCACACCGGCACGGCAGTTCCGGCTGTCGCCGGTATTGTTCGGGTTGCTGATGCGCTTCGGGCTGACCATCCGGAACTGTGTCCGGAACAGTCGCGAGGGACGGGTATCCCAGGTGGCCTGAACGAACAGTTCACCGTTAAAGGCGTGCATGGCCACACCTTCCCGAATCATCATGGTAAACGTGCGTTTTCGCTCAACGTCAATGCAGCAACAGTCATCTTCGGCAAACTCTTTCCATGCCGCTTCAACCTCGCGGGAAAAGGCACGGGCTTCTTCCTCCCCGATGCCCAGATAGCGCCAGCTTGGGCGATGACTGAG